TTTGAATCCACAGCGTGACGTAGTGCACCTGCTTCTTGACCTGCGCGTCACCCATGTCCAGCCACGCACTCTCGTACACGGAGGTCGGCGGATTGTTGAGAACGTATGCATCAGACTCAATCTTGCCGCCCATGGCCCGTTTGCCGCTGATGACAAACAACCCTGCCTCGGAGTTCGCTCCGGCCTCTGCGCCTGTGTGGTGGCCAAACAACAACGTGCCGTTGTGCAAACGATCAATGCACCCAACTGGAAACCCAGTTCGCACACCCCAACCCCGGACAATGTGGTACACCAAACCAAGGTTTGGACGGTCGTTACCGTCTGCTGGAATGTACAGGTGATACTCTTGAGTCCGTGGGCTGTACCGCCCCACAGCTCGGTGTGAACAGCTACGGGTCAACCGCTGCAGCTCCTCACGCACAGGTTGACCGAGCGGTACAAGCTGCACCTGCGAGCCGCCAACGAGACCGCCCTGGATTGCGTAGACCTGGTCTTCGGCGAGAAACACAGTGCCCACGCCAGGGATGATGTCGATGCTGTGCGGCGAGCGACAGGCCACTTGGTCGGTAATGGTCTGCGCGGTGAAGTTTGGGTACGACCCGGTGACCATGTCGATGCCCTGCTCGCGAAGCACGAGCAGCACGTTGTAGTGCTGAGCCATGCCGACGACAGCTCCGCCTCGACTGTTGAGGTTTAGGTAGTCCGCAGCACCGAACTGGTCAGGCAGCCCAGGGTAGCTGAAGTACAGGCGCGAGGGGTCGGCCGTGCCTCCGTCGAACCACAGGCAGCCCTTGAACGAGGCACAGACCTTGGCCGCCGAGGCAGGCATCGGCACGATGTCGAGGTCGCTGGGCGCGGCCACCGAAAAGGTGCTGTCCCTGCGGGTCGCGTGGTACAACAGCTCTGTGTTGTTGCGAACGTCGTCGACGAAAAAGAAGTCACGGCCGCCGTTCTGGGTGGCATAGATGCGGCGAGCTACTGTACCGGGAGGGCCAGTTGGGATGCGGAGCGTCGGACTGTAGCGGAATCCGTTGTACGCACCCTGACCCGCCACGATGGGAATGGACCACTGAGCGGTCACCTCGCCAGAGGCTGGACCCACCGAGCCGGTGTCGCTTACGTAAGCAACCTTGAACTTGAACACATTGCGCGCGTCGGATCGAATAACCTCGTCGTTGTTGGAACCACCGGTACCAGCAACCAAAGCGTCGGGCCTGCCCATGCCGAAGCGGTTGGGGGTTCCCAGGGTCTGCGAGCCGGTGGTGGTCCAGAGCGACAGGGTGTCAGCACCCACGTCGTCGGCACTCTCGATGCTCATCGTGGTGTCGGGCGAATACTGCACGTTGGTGACGCGCATGGCCTCGGGCGGCGACGGGCGGCCGGCAAAGCCGACAGGGCGTGCGATGCTCTCACGGATGTTGCCGTTGATGTCCGAGCTTTCGGGCAGAGGCCAAGGGTCGACGATGAGCGGTGCGTCGACACCGTTGGTCACCACAACCCTGCGCCCGACCTGACAGTACACCGACCCGGCCTGGGTGGGCGTCGGGATGTTCCGCGCCGCCGCCAGCTCAACGAGGGACGCTGCCTGTCCAACCTCGTAGTAGAGGTACAGGAAGCCGCCCGTCTCGAAGAGGATGCTCTGCCGTGCACCGCCCGGCTGTTGCTGCAGGACGTAGACGCTGTCGATGCGCTTGGTGGTGGCAAACGGAACGAACTTGTCGCTGGCCGCAACGCGGTATTTCTCGTAGCCGAGCCGACTGCTGAGCGCGCCGGTACGCTGGTCGACCGTCCAGTTCTCGATGAGGGTGGCAGAGTCCGGTGGCTGGGGCAGCTGTTGCTGCATGCCCTTGGCAACGCGAACCTGTTGGATCTGCCCTCTCATGTGTGCACCAGGGTGGTGAACCGCGAGAAGCTGTTGGGCTCCATGTTGGCGAGCCAGTTGCCCTTCACGATGCGCCGAGCTGGCGTGATGAGGTAGCGGCGCTCGAGGCGCATCAGAATCTCATCGGCCCGACGACGGTATAGTTCTGACTGTGTCGGGTTGTCGTGCTTCATGAGAATGTCGGCCAGCGCCATGTAGGCAATGACCATGCGCTGGTCGGGCGGGATGGACGAGGTATCGCCGTCCTCAACCATGGGCCGGTGGTTCTGCATGTACCGGACAGTAAAGACATAGTCCTTGTCTTGTCGGGGGTACAGGCGAATGCGCTGCACAAACCCTGTTGCCGTAGTCATGCGCTCCCGGCGGTACAGGTTTTCCTTGGTCGTCAGTTCGCTCTCGGTAAGGTCCACAAGCGTGCGGGCGGTCACGTCTGTTGGGTCAAGAATCATATCGCCGCCGCTGGGATCGTTCAGCAAACGCCAGTCTTTCAGCCCAATCGTTGAAGACCGAAAGTAGTATTTCTTCTTCAGGCCGTCGTTGGCCACGCCAAGCATCGGCGTAAGCTGGTAGTCCTCGGTGTTGCCTGCTGTGAGGCTAACGATCTCTCCGTAGGCGCTCTCCCGTCCGCCCTGGATGTAGGTCGAGGTAAACTCAACCGTTCGGTTTCCGTTGCTGGTGCCTGACACGACGGCCAACGTGAAGTTCTTGCGCGGCCCGTCGAGGTAAGCTGCGTCGTAGTTCATCCAGTAGATGGGCAGGTTGACTTCGCCCAACGGCAGGTTGTACCACTCGTCCTCGTACCGGGACAGTGGCGACAACAAGCCTGGGTCGTCGGGCGTGCGGGTGTTGCTGCGCCGCGCGACGTTGAGCACTGAGGTGCAGTCGGCAGGAAGGTCGAGGTAGCGGTTGATGACCTCGCCCGTGTAGCTGCCGGTGGTCGACTCGAAGTCGCGCTCAATGCGCGCCTGCGTTCCGCTGTCTACGAAGGTGATGGTGTACGTCTTGCCGTCAGCCACCAGCTCTTGGTTCACCATGTTCTCAACAAAGAACGACGAGCCTGCAGTAACGAGGCGTCCTCCACTGGTGAAGCTGAGCGTGGCGCTGCGGTCGGCGTAAGCCGTCACGTCGACCACCTTGTTGGTGAACGTGAACGGCTTGGCAAGACAGATGGCCCGGTCTGCTTCGTTGAGCAGGCGGTCGATCTGACGCCGGTAGGTGTCGTTGTCGGGGTCGTAGTCGAGGACGTTGGCGACGTACTCGCGCAGTGCGCGCAGGTCGGTACCGGGCATGGGGCTCTCCTACGACAACACCCCGCCCAGGCGGGCTGAGCGGGGTGCGTTGATGTGGCGATTGCTCAGAAGTTCTTGTAGACCCAGACGGGTGCGGCACCACCGGACTCAGGACCGAGGGTAACCCCGCAGGCGTTGGTCAGGTCGGTCGCTGCGGCAGCCGAACCGGTGCCTGCGGTGGCGTCCACCACAAGCGCGATGTCGGTAGCCACGCTGCCCGTGGTCTTGACGCCGTCGATGTAGCCCGCGACGACGACGTGGACGGTGATGTCCTGCGTCACGCCGCTGATCTGCTCGACGCTGATGTCGTCGCGCAAAACGCCCACCACAAGCGGGTTGCCGTTGGTGACAGCGGCAGCCTGCTCGACGTAGAGCACACGGTCGGCACCGGTCTTGCCGGAGTCGAACGCCATCCAGTTGCCAGCAGCCAGGGTGTGGGTGCCGGAGCCAGCGGGAACGACGTAGAGGAAGGACTCGACCTGACGGCGGTTGGAGGTACCGCCACCGAAGTCGGACTCGCCGTCGAGCTTCTGAAGAAGAGTGTTGGTTGCCATAGGCTCAAGTCTCCGCGTTGACGAGGACGCCGTGACCGGACAAGTTGCTGGTGCAGATTTGCATCCGCACTGCAATCTGAGCCGACATGGCTGCGTAGCCGCTGATGGACTCCATGTCGCCGAGGGCGAACTTGGCATCGCGGTCGAAGTAGATGTTGAACAGACGGCTGTTCAAGAAGTACATGCTCATCTTGTTGGAGCCGCCCGATCCGGTGAATCCGAGATTGGGCTCGATGAACATCTGCGCGCCGTTGAACTCCAGGGCGAGGCGACCCGCCATGTTCCGAACCTCGGTGGCTGACACGTACCGCTCAAGCGCCTGCAGCTCGTTCTTGTACAGACCGTAGCTTGCGGGGCTCGCGAGGATGAGATCAATGTCTCCCTCAGGGGCGAACTGCTGACAGTCGATGAGCAAAGACTGCATCTTCTGCAGACCGTTGCTGGAGAACGAACCGTTCTGAACCTGGTTCTGCCAGGAGCTGGGGAAGCCGCCCTTGGCGATGCCGCCGACCGTGTTGGTCTGCGAACCAAAGGCACCCTCTTCAAACCAGCCCGTTGCGCCGTCGAGGCCGTTGAGGGTCTCGAGGTCGGTCAAGATCGTCGAGTCACCAGCGATGAGCTGCTTCTCGATCTCGCGCTTGAACATGCCCATGGTCTGCTTGAGACGGGCCTCGGCAATACGGATGATCGCCCTCTCACCCTTGTTGCTCAGCTCTTCCTTGCGGGTGATGACAACCGGAGCGGTCGCGTCACACCAGGAGTAGGTGGCCGTGCGGAGCGGATCCTTGACTGCAAGGCTGACTGCCTCGTAGCCGTTGGACAGCTGGGTGATGGTGGAGTGGTCGGTCAGGATGACGGGGCTGTCGATGTACGAGCCACCGTCAACGTCTTCGACGTTTCCGAGGGTGTTGACTGCGTCGACAAGGGGGATGATGCGGAACGTGTTGTCCACTTCCTTGTCGCGCAGGATGCGCAGGGTACTGGCCAGAATGTCATTCTGGACGCCGGTCGTGGTCGGCATTGAATTCTCCAAGAGGTTCGAGGGGAAGCGGCGTGTCCACAACCGGGGGCCGAGGGCTGGCGTGTCCTTGCGGGTCCAACCTGTAAGGGAACGCTACCCTACTTTCGCTGCGCCTTCAAGGCTTGATAAATGTCAAACGCACTTGCATCTTTCAAGTCTGGACTGAGCACAGGCTTGCCTGGTCGTGAGCCCCGGTCGGTAACCAGGGCCGCACGTTGCGCTGCTCTGCGCTGAAGTGCTGCTCGACTCGATGCCTTTTGTGCAGCAGCGTCAGCCATGCGCCCTTTGACCATCCAGTACGCTTGCTCCAGCTTTAGGTTTGGATCGTTCTGAAGCGCGTCGTAGACGCCCTTCTTGACGCTATCGTCCTGCAACAAGTCGGGGTGCTGCTCCTTGAATGAGGAGTAGCGAGCCTTGGCCTCGGACTGTTGGTTTTGTTTGTGCAGCGGTTCGAGCACGTCTTTGAGTCGAGCGGCAACTTTAGACTCGATGACCTGCTTGATGTGCTCTGGGTTGAACGGGTCAAAGTCCTCGGGCATCGACCCGGCTTGCGCGGTCAACTCATCCATGAGTCCGCTCTGCATGAGCGCCTGGTTCTGCGCTTCAAGCTTGCGCCGCTCGGCTGCCAACTCTTGTGTCTTGCGAGTGAACGCCTTTCGCATCTCGGACATGGCGCGCTGCACAGGCTCGGGCTGCTCTGTGTAAATGCTGTCCCAGGACTCACCTTCAAGCAGCCCTTGTGGTTCGGCTGCGGCGGCTGCGGCCTCTCTTGCTGTACGTTCCTGGGCAAGCCTTGCCTGCTTTTGCTCGTAAGCAACAAGGACGTTTTCGACCTCTTGCTTGTACTTGTTTGGAGTTGGAGTTCGATCCCCAGCACCGGCAGGCATTGCTGCTGCAACCTCGTCGGTTGAGGTCACAGGTGCTGCTGTCTCTGCGGGTGCAGCCGTGTCCGCGGGTGCGGGTGCTGCAGTCTGCTCTTCCATCACATACGCTCCATCATGAGTGATTCCTCGTCAGGTGGACCCCCCATGGGTGCACCCTGCATGGCAACTTCCGCCTCAATGGGCTCGGCCATTCCTTGTGCGAACGCATCGCTCTCTGCCAGTTGGCGGACCTTGGATGCCAAAGTAGCCACGTCACGATCGTCTTCGATCATGTCCATCTCCAACTGAATCCCAGCCCCGGTCTCTGCTGCTGCATCTGCGAACATCGCAAGAACTCGCACAAACTCAGAGGGAAACTCGACAACGTCCTCTCCGAACTCTGGGTAGTCCCCTTCGAATCCGGCTGCTTCAAGCGCCATGTTTGTGGAATCGACGAGTGCGTTCATGGCGGTCTGTGAAAACTGACCTCGGATGATCGGCAGCTCCATGTCTACCATGCCCTGCATGTCTTCTCCGATGCCTTGCATATCGGCAAACATGCCTTCAATCATTGCGTCGTCTTCGCCGACCATGTCGTTCATCTTGTCCATGTCACACCTCAGGGTTTGGGAACGTCCGCGCCATGGCAGTCTCTGTGCTGCCTGTTTCTTTCAGCGCGGTCGTGTAAGTCTTGATGTTTCTTTCATGCTGCTCGTGCTCGCGAGAAACGCGACGCTGCTCGGCTTCAACCTCGCCAGGCTGAAGCTGGCGCAAGCCACGTTTTTTCATCACGGAATCACGGTGCTTCTTGTCGCGGTACGTGACGTTCAAGGCACGATCATGAAAACCATCCCATTTCGTGTCACCCCACCCGTAGGCAGTGCGCGCAGGCATGGATGGAACGTGCGTTGCCTGACGCCCGCACAAGCAGTCAACAGGAATCGAGCGACTGTTCATGTCGCGCAGACGTTCGTAGTGTTGTCCACAGATACATCGGTACTCGTACAACGGCATCAAACAACTCCGCCGTCAGGCAACATTGCTTTGACCTGGCCTGGAGCTGGCAGTTTGCCTGGCGCGACACCCGCCTGCGGAAGCATCTCTGCCGGTGTGCCGGCAGCTCCGGGGGGCATCTGCGGCATGTTGGGCACAGCAGGAGCCTGCTGCGGCAAGAACTCCTCGGTGAGGCCGTAGACCCTGACGAGGTTCTTGAGGATGGTTTCGTTGGCCACACCCAGTGCTTGCAGCACGGGAACCAGGGTCATCAACTCCTGCTTGGCAACAGCCTCGGACATAGGAGTCGAGCCGCTGTCCACAGCAAAAAACCCGAAGTCGCCCGTCAGGTCGTCTGGTGTCAGTGCTTGCGCGCCGCCCGAAAGACGCATGATGACTGGGTCTTCGCCCATGAGTGTAGCAAGCATGACGACGTAGGCCTCGGCAATGGCTGCAATGGCTGCATCGCGCTCGCGCGCCATCCTCCCGACCTCGCTGGACGAATAAGCAGCGAGTGCCGTGATTTCCGTCGCGGTGGCCTTGGTGGCCTCGCCGCGAGTAAACGGCGCAAGAATGCTGCCGCGACCGAAGTCGTCCTCGACCTGCTGTTCATAAGTCTGCAGCTCCGGCGGCACCGGGCTGTGCGGCACCGGCATAAACGACGCCTGCAGGTTCTGCCCGTTGGTGAGCTCTACCTCGATGAACTCACCGTCCTGGCCCTGGGCAATCTTGCTCATGGACTCTTCAGAGAGGATGCCCTTCTCTACAAGCCACTGCCGTGCTGCCCGACGGATGCCGTTGGCCTGGAAGGTGCGAATGGTGTTGACCTCCACGACTTGGTCGTACACTCGGCGCAGTGCGCTGTACCCCCGCAGCGGCTCATCGGGTTCGCGCGACATAAACAACGGTACAATGGGAACAATCGGCCGGTCTGACTGAGTTCGAAACGGAATGCCGTCGAACTTCTCCAGCTCTGGCTCTTCCTCGTCGTCGCTGCCCACAGCCAGCTCGATGCCGTCGTACAAGAACTTGCGACCCTCTTGGTAGTCTGGCGACCACACCAACAACTTGTCGTCGGTCAGATCGTAGAACTCGACCACCAAGATGTAGTCGGTAATGTCCTTGGTGATCGGATCCTCATCCCGACGGTACGCCCCGATTTGCTCGTTCTCGTCTTGGTAGTCAATGTACCGCGAGAAGGTGCGCTTGCTGTACTTCTTGTTGCCGTACTTCTCTTTGGCAACGTCAATCGGCACGTAGTACCGGTGACCCACAAATCTCTGCGTAGCCCAGCTTGAAGCTGCATCATCGACAACAACGTCCCAGGGGCCGATGGGTGTGACCTCAACGCGGCGCAACGGATCGCGCGTGTCGGTCGCCGACAGCTTCATGCCTGCCCAAGGGTAAATGAGGGACAGCCGCAGCGCATCCTCGATCTGTCGACGGGCCGTCATAAGCCAGTGGTTCGCAACCTCTTCGGTCAGCAGCGGGTCGCCTCGGCCGCGCAGGTCTGGCTTCACCACAACCGCCGGGTCTCGCACGAACAGGCTGGCGATGTAGCTCTCGATCAACTCGTAGGCGCGACTGGTCTCGATGAGAAGGCTGTCGTCGTAAGCAATGCTGCGCTGCCAGTACCGCATGAGGTACGCATTGCGGAGCCTGCGCATCTCTGGACGCTTGTCGTTCCAATACTCTTCGTGCTGCTCGAAGAGCTTGCGGGCAATGGGGGGTGTAATCATGGCTTCCTCAGTCGGCAGTCGTCGGCGTGGTCGGGCTTGTCCTTCTGCTCGTCGAGCAGCTCCGTTGCAAGATCCTCGCGCTTGAGCATCCAACCCTCGTCGTCGCCCTCGTACTTGACAATGCCGTCTACGAGGAGGTCACCGGCAAGCAGCCAAATGCTGCCTTCGAGGTTGCAGCGTTCGCAGCTCATCCGTTCCTCTCCCAGGGCAGGGCCTGTTCTTTGAGCCGGGCAACACGGCGCTGCCTGATGAACTCGTCCATGTATCCCTCCATTGCCTCCCGCCGATGTGACAGCGGGGCGCTTCTGACGCAACGGTAGGCCAGCGCAAGCGCAACGGCAAGGTCGTCGTGCAAACCAGACGGAGCCTCGGGTGTGACCTTTCGAACCTCGATGCCTCGAAGTTCGTGCAAGGTAGACTGGTCGAGCGCAAAAATGAGACCCGCCTTGACGTGCTCGCGCAGACACTCAAAGGCATCCAGCTTCGAGCGCACGGTTGTGATCCAAGGCTTGCCGCGCGCACTTTTCCACAACCGCCGGTACTTCAGCCGATCCAGCTCTCGCAGCACCACATACCCGTGGTTGTTGGCTTCGCAGAGCACAAGCGCGTTGTTGTACCTGCGGGCAAGCGTTGCAATGCGGGCTGCCCAGTCTACTGGCGACACCTTGTTGCTGCGCTCGATGTACACCGGCTGCAGCGTTCCGAGCTCGACGATCGCCAGGGCACTGTAGTCAAGCCCCACACCTGCAGCCACATCGACGCCCATGACGTACCGCGACTCCTCCTGCGGCGCTTTCAGTTCGCGCTGCGGAGTCTCGAACCACACAACGTCAATGTTGTCAAGGTCGCGCGGGTCAAAGTACGTGGCCTCTCTGGCGAGAAACGCATCGTCCAGACAACCAGGGTACTCCCGCTTGAACTTGTGTAGACCGAGCGTGGCGACCATCCGACGACGCCACCACAACTGCGCATCGTCGAGCCCGTAGTGGTCCGCCAGGTCTACCTCTTCTTCCGTGGGCTCGTAGTCTTCAGGAATGTTCTCGTCGCGGTAGGCCTCGTGCTGCCACCACCAGTACGTGAACAGGTGCCAACCGTTGTCTGGCGCACCTTCGATGAGCCTGTGGAAGGCGTCGCCCGGTGCGTTGACCGTAGACTCGATGATGAGCGGGCCGTCGCCGACTGTCGAGATGACCTGGGCCAGCACCTCGTCGGGGTCGCTGTAGAAGGCGAACTCGGAGAGGTGACCGCCCGTGAACTCGAACGAGCGGGTACCCCCGCGCCCTCCGGTCGTGAACGAGCTGAAGCCGGCACGGGTGTCCAAGAACACCGTGTCCTCTGCGCTGTCCACCTCGAGGTCTCGCTGCAGCAGCCCTGGCAGCTCGGACAGCCACCGCCGGTCCATGCGTCGGAGGTTGCGGGCAGACCGCTCGTGGAAGCTGAGCACCGCGTAGTTCTGCGGATGCGGGGTGGTGTAGGCTCTGTGGAACTGCCACGCCCGCACACCGGTCGACACCCCGACCTGGCGACACTTGATGACGATGACGCGGTTGTGCTTGTCCATGACCTCCCACAGCCGCTCCTGGGCGGCGTTGGGCGCGAAGGGCACGAACCGCTGCTGCTGCTTGTGCTTGATCCGCAGCATCTGGCAGAACTTGGCCCGGTCTGTCAGCAGCCCTGTGGCGCTCTCCCGCATGTGTTGCGGGATGGAGCTGGGCAGGTGTACCGTCACTGGTCAACGAGGCGAAGCACGTTCGCCAGTTCGCTGACCTCCTCGGTGGGCTTCAGCGCCTCGGCTGGCTGCTGCGCTTGGCAGACCTCGATGACACGCCACGCGCAGTCGACCTGGGCCTTCACGGGGCGGAAGCCGTCGGTGCCACGAAGGGTGCGCTGGATGCAGCCGAGTGCATCGGGTGCAAGGGCGACGAGAGCTGCGTTCAGTTGTTCAGGGGTCATGTGTCCTCCGTTTTCAGTTTAGCACACGCACAAGGATTTGCCTCCATAGGGGTGGTACAGGGGGGGCCCCAAGTCCGGGGGTACGCCCTACCCTCTACCCCCCACCCCCCCCCGGGGGGGGTGCACCCCCCCTTGGGCTTAGGGTGCACCCGCGGTTGCCAGTGGTGGTCGATGTTCCCCCCCTTCTCTATGTACCCTCTACCCTTTAGGAAAGAGTAGTGGAGGTATAGTAGGGGGGTGGGGTATCAACAGGGTCTGAGGTGCACCCGATAGCGCGGGAGTGTCGACGGTCACAGGGTCGGCGGGGTGCACCCTGGGAACGGGGCTCGGTTCGGCTCGGGTCGCGCGCGGTCCTCGAGGGCTCGAGTACTGCGAGGGAGACCCCCCACCACACCGTCCCGTCCCAGGGTCCATCAGTACCCGAGCCACGACCGAAGGGAGGCCAGCGTCGCCGGGATCGTCTCCTCAACTACGATTGTCTCTTGCTTGTCATCGGTCGCCAGCGTCGCCAGCGTCGCCACGTCCATCGTGGAGTTGGGGTGAAACCTCACCACCCGCGCGGGTGGATGCTCGGCGCAGTATCGGGTCAACCATCGCTGGCGGTTCGGGTGTGGCATCGGTGCGTGTCCTGGGTCGGCGAGTGCAAGCGGCAAGAATCGCCGCGAAGAAGAAGACGAGAAGGAAACCGGACAAGGTCAGCAGGTCGCCGACCATGTCCGCGCGGTTGTACCGGCTCACCCTGCGCGCCAGGCCTTGTACCGGTTGACCACAAAGGCGGGGCCGTGGGCAGTGATGACGGGGGAGTCACCGTTGCTGGTCGTGCCGTCGCATGCTTGGCACTCTCGACAGGTGGCGTCGACCGACTCTGCCTTGCACACGGTCTCGTCAAGCTGCAGCATTTCACCTGCGAGCCGGGTGCGGAATGTGCGCCACCCCTTCGACCGTGCCCGCAGCGCATCGGCGGGGCTGTCAACGCTCGCCATCAACCAACGCCGATAGCCCGCCGCGTTCGGTCGCTGCCATTGGTGGGTGTAGCCCAG